AACTGAAAGGGACTTGATGAGTGCGATTAATCAAACAGTAAAGCAAACTCAAGACAAAACGATTAACCTTGTCGGTGCAAATGGCACGATGTTAGAGGGGGTTGTCGGTGCGAGAAAAAATCCAAACACAAACGCAATCGGTGGTGACAGTCTTTCAGATGTGACAATTTATACGAGAAAAGGAAAATCCTATAAAATTAACACAAAAGGATCCATCGCACCCGTTCAGACAATCACCAACACAAGAGCGTTGTTTGCCTCCAATCCCGCACTCGCAAAAAGATTTGTCACAACAGCGATTGCAAAATACAAGGCTTTGGGTTACAAAGAAGGTCAGATGATTGACGGAAACGTTCCGGGGATCTATGCTGAACTTCGTGGTGAACATAACAGAAGAGTTATCACAGGAACACCACAGTTAGGTGGCCCTGTTGATTACTTCTTTGAAGGTTCACCTACAGGAACACCGGACGATCAGGGTAATGTTCAACTTGGTGGTAACTTAATCACTGCAAATGACCTACATAAGTCACAGAACTTCTATGTTCAAATGGGAAAACCACCAATTCAAGCGAGATTTGACTTCACTCGGGCAGACAACTTTGGATTAAAACTAATTCACGATCAAGGTGGCAGACAACTCAATGTGATTGACCGACAATTTATCTCTGCTGGCTCAACAGTTATAAGGATCTAAGATGAAAACAAGAGAAGAAATACAAGAATCTGTCGCTAGTAAACTTGCCGCATCGGGTTTTAGGGCTTTGAAGCGAGGTGCTGGAGAACAGATGACACAATTACCATTCACACTTGGTGTAAACGTTGCTGGTTTGGTAGGAGATCAAATACGACAAGGACTTAATCTTTATGGTGGAAGAGCGAGAATGGGGGCTCCATTTACAGCGGCTGGAACAAAATCGAGAAGACTGCAAGGAAAACAAAATGTTGATCGTGCAATTGTTGACCCACTCATCGGAACCCAAGACAAGCCCGGTGCTGTCCAACTTGGTATTGCGAAAGGACTTGATAAATTTGATGACCTTCGTTTAGATAGTGTGACAAGTAAAATTAAAGAACTAAAAGCCATGGAAGCAGAACCTTCAAAGAGATCCGAAAGAGAAAACGCAGAACTGACTGCGAAGAGGAAAAGACTGGAAAAAAAGCAATCAAAGATTAAGGGAAAACTCGGGATCTCGGAAGAAAGAGAAAAGCGAGATTACTCATATGATTCCAGTATCAAGGGAAGAACAAGAGGTGAAAGATTTTTGAAACGTTACGGACAAGCAAGAAAACTTAACCCAGAGTTTTCAGATGTTCCTTTAACCGACAAAGATCGACAAGATTTGCAGAAAAGACGGGATCAAGAATATGAAGGTAAAGTGAGACGACAAGCCGCTCAAGGAGAAACAGAAAGTGCGGCAGCCTCCAGCAAAGAAGTTGCTGATGCTTTAGCAGCGTTGAAAAAGAGCGGTGAGTCGATTAAACTAAAAGTTAAAGGGGCTCTCAGAAGTAGACTGAATCCATATGATTTGGAACCATAATAGTAATCTTGATTTTTTAATTTGATATGTTAGGATGTGACAATGAAAAGAAAAACCTTTGAACATGCAGAAGATTATCATTTAGATGATCTGAACATAATAACCAACCTGAAAGCAAAAACAACCAGTAAAGGTAGAGTCTATCTTGCTGATGGTATTCAACTCCCCAGCGTCACGACGGTGTGTGGGTTCGAGAAAGCCGCTTTCTTTGCGAAGTGGAGAGCAGACAATCCCAAGGAAGCAAGACGAGTCACTGTGCGTGGCAATCGCTTTCACTTGTTGATCGAGAAGTATCTCGGAAACGAGGAGATTGACGATTCTAAATTTTCGATGAACGAGTGGGATTTGTTCTACCAACTGCAACCAGAACTGGACAAAATCACCAAGGTTCATGCACTCGAAGTTCCCCTGTTCTCTACAACCGTCGGCTTAGCGGGTAGAGTGGACTGTGTTGCGGAGCATGACGGAAAACTATGCGTGATCGACTTTAAGGGTAGCAACCGTCAGAAGCGATCTCAGGACATTGAGAACTACTTCCTGCAAGCAACCGCTTACTCTCTCATGTGGCAGGAGATGACAAACCGTCCCGCTGATGCGTTCAAGATTCTGATCTCATCTGAAGATGGTTCTGTTCAAGTGTTTGAAGATAAGCCAATAAAATATGTAAAAAGATTGCGAGAGGTGATTAATCGCTATTACGAATACATGGGAGAAACAAAGGAATTAATAAATACAGTATCATGAATATAAACAATATTAACAGAAGAAATACCAGAGAATGGAGCATGGTAAACGAAAACTCCAGAGGAGAGGCATTTAGAAATGCCGTTGTAGGCAAGCACGGAGGATCGTTTACCTATCTCGGCAAAAGAGCCGGTTGGAAATGGAATGACACAAGTATATTTGAGAATCTTATAAATTTAAATACTAAACCTACACCTAAATCAAAATGGATTTTTGTTTTCCCAGACGGCAAAGAAGAGATTGTTGAAAATCTTTCAAAGTTTTGTAGAAAACATAGCCTAAATAAGGCAGCGATGTATGAAGTTTACCACGGTAAGCGGAATCATCACAAGAATTTTAAACTGAAAAAACAAGGAGACTAGCCATGGAATTCCTAACCACCACATACGGATTAATTACTCACTCGGTAATTTTGTTTGTCGCAGGTGCCTTAATTGGTAAACCTTTGTGGGAATGGGTTAGAAGCCATTTTCCGTGGAATAAGTCTTAAAATCACCCACTAAAAAAAAGCACCGCTGGTATCCTGTTACACACAGAGGAGAGGTGATCCGAGCGTGCAATTTAGTGGGACCATTCGGTGCTTTTCAAGGGGCTTGTAGCCCCTTGTTTTTTTATAAATAGTACGGAGGTATATTTATATGTTCGGATTGTCAGAAGATTTTGAGTATTTGGAGGACACATGGGTGAATGTGGAGGAACTCAAAGAGTTCATCAATATGTATGCTCATGGGAACCTAGAGGACTTATTCGAGGATAAAAAGCCTAAACAGAAACGAAAATATAACAAATCTACTGGTAGAAATTATAAACAAGACTATAAACAATTTCAATCAAAACCTGAACAAATAAAAGACAGAGCATCAAGAAATGCTGCGAGAGCAGAAGAAGAAAAAAATGGCAACGTGAGCAAAGGTGACGGGAAAGATGTTCACCATGTTGACGGAAACCCACAAAACAACAGCAACAAAAACATTCGCATCGTTTCACGATCAAAAAACAGAGGTGACAGATGAACATTGAATTCTGGAGAAAACTTCGAGAAGAATACAAAGAAGATGACCTTGATGGAACCGATGCCGCTCGTAAAAAACGTGCGAGACAAACTCCCGGTCAAGAAACAATGGAAGATTGTGGTTGTAACGAGGAACTCGAAGATATTCAAGAAGCAGAGTATCAAGGGAAACAAGTAAAACTTAACAAACCCATGCGTGACTCTGGTGGTAACAAAAAATTTAAAGTCTATGTTATGGGTCCAAAGGGCAACGTTGTCATTGTTCGTTTTGGTGATCCCAACATGGAAATCAAACGTGATGATCCGGGTAGAAGAAAAAACTTCCGAGCAAGACACAACTGTGACAATCCCGGTCCAAAGTATAAAGCAAGATATTGGTCATGTTACCAATGGAGAGCCAGTGCGAAGGTTGAGGATGACTTCAAGCCAACAGGAAACTTTATTGGTGAAGGTTTGGACGACTGGTTCGGTAAAGGTGGAGAAGGTGGTAAAGAAGAAGGTGGATGGGATCGCTACAACACCAAAGGTGAAAAGATAGGCAAATGTGGTGATGCTGAAAAAGGTGAGGGATACCCAGCGTGTCTCTCTGCCGAAAAAGCAGCGAAACTTGGCAAAAAAGGAAGAGCCTCCTTCGTGAAAAGAAAAAGAGCAGCACAGAAAAAGGCTGGTGATCCCAAAAAAGGTAGCGGGGAAGCGGGAGAAACAAAAACGTCAAAGAAACCAACAAATGTTGAAACAGGAACAAGGAATGAAAATATGGAATCAAGAGAATCTTTTTGTCGAAAGATGATACAAGAAGCAAGGGAAAAGGGTTATCTTGAGGAAAAGAAAAAGCCCATTCCCACGGATCCGGCTCTTTATTCGAGAGTTAAGGCCGAAACTAAACGAAAGTTTAAAGTTTATCCATCAGCATACGCAAACGCTTACTTGGTTAAAACATACAAGAAGCGTGGTGGTGGCTACAGAATGGGAAAGGATGACTAAATGAAAAACTTTGAAGACTTTATGAAAAACTTTGAGGAATCACGACAGGTAAGATCAGAAGATGTGAATCACTTGGCTGCGTTGATACATATACTCGAAGGAAAGAAAAAGAAGAAGAGAAAATCGGGTGAGGATGAAGAAGGCAAAGCACCCAAAACAGGACACGAAATGATTGATCCCGACACTGGATTTGAAGATCCTTTGAAGGGATACCCAGAACAAAAAAGGATCTACTGATGAAATCATATAAGCAACTATTACAAAAACTCGATGAATCCGAATATTCGGTCGGTTCTTATGAGCATGGTCGTGTTGCCGGTGCAGGTGGTCGATCAGCGGCATCTGATCTTGGTTCGTATCGCATCGAACTGGATGAGATCGTTGGTCGAATTAATGCCTTCATTAAGGAATATACGAGCAGAGAATTTCTTGACCCAACAAATCTCAGAAATCAATTAAAGGCACGATTAAATCATGTCGGTCTTGATTTTGAATGTGATGCAACAAAAAGACTTGGTGAGGGATCTTTTACCTACCAACTCCAAAGATTTGGTGGGTCGTTTGGCACCACTCCTGAGCATAATTTGCTTAAGGATGGTTTTTTGAAAAGTGATATGATTCGTGAGTTTGTTGGTACGGGAATGATTTTGTCCTTTGACATCACACGAAACGAACATTCGATGTTCGAGGTTGATGCAAGGATTATGCCCGGCGATGCTAATTGACAAGAGATTATCCGAAAATACTTTTATGTCCTTTGCCATGAAGATTTATGACAATCCGAACTGTAAGGATGTAACTGAATTTGAAGAGGATCTCAATCGAATAAAATATGTCAAAAGACTTCTTAATAAGTATGTTGAGAAGGACATATTAAGAACTAGACTTCTTATGAACCACATTATCATTATGTCAAATGTATTTGGTGTTACTGGCACATCAAGACTTCTTTTTCACAAACTCGAACCAAATTTATTTCCATCATTAAAAACTATTCTTGATCATTTATCTTTGTTACCAAAAAGAATACCGGAAGTTGAAATCGAAAAAATACCTTTAGATCCAAAACTCACAAAGGTGTTAGGAGAGATCGAATGAGTTCAAGAGCAGAATTAAATAAAATCATACCTGCGTTTACCGCATACAAATTTCTTCAAACTTTGATTCAACCCTACACAGAGTTTGAGGCATACAAACTTGGAATTATTGACAAAGACGGAAACTTTATCAAAAAAATCTCCAGTCTCAAAAAATCGAAAGAGAAAAAAGCGGCTGCGATGTTTTTCCGAATCATCATCAACCTTAAAAAGTTGATCGCACAGATTCCAAATCCCAGTGTTAAACAAAGATTGAAGACTCTTCCAACATCACTGTTTCTTATCAAAGAAGAAGTTGAAAAGGTTGGGGGAAACCCAGATGAAATTGAAAAAATATTCTATGAGTTTGTTCAAGAAACAAACCCAGAACTGTATGAAGTAATGACTTCCGCAGGTGGAGGGGTTTCTGGTATGCACCAAAGTGTTGAGCCAGATGTTCCTGCATTTTTAGATAGCGGAAGAGAGGCTGATCGACTAGCCATCTCTCCGAGAAAAAAAAGAAAGAAAAAGAAAGATGAGGATGAGTAATGGAATTTTTATCACCTGATTTCCTTTCGCTGCTCGCAGGTTCAGCGACAGGATTCTTATTTAAAGCAATGGCTGAACGTCGTGCCCAAGAGCAAGAGCGATGGAAGATGGCAATGGGCACAGCCGAAAAAGAAAACGAACATGCTGATGCTGCCGTGAGCCGTGTCTCAATCGACGCAGGTAAACTGGTTCGTCGGTTCATTGTGGTTGTGATCTTGTTTGGCACAATCATCGCTCCATTCATCATCGCATACAGCGATGGTATCACCACCGTCGTGGAACACGAATCTACCGTTTACAAGCCTTGGGACTTGCTCGGTTTGTTCGGTGAGGAAAAGGTAAGAACTTACACTCCGGTTGAGGGCTACCTATACACTGAAGAAAATAGGCAGATCCTTGTCACCATCGTTGGATTCTACTTCGGAACCGCAGTCAGAGGAAAATAAAATAAATGCAACCACCCAATAGAAAGTCGTGCTATAACTTTAGAGTTACTGAAATCGTCAAAGTCCTTGATGGTGATACCATTGATGTCATCATTGACTTAGGTTTTGATCTGTACAAGAAAGAGCGGGTTCGTATCGCAGGTGTTGACACACCCGAAAAAAGAACACGGGATCTTGAAGAAAAAAAACTTGGTCAGGATGCAACCGATTGGTTGACAGAACACCTCGACGGTGCAATCTCTGGAGAGGACGATCTGGTGATCCGTACCGAACTGGTCGGTGGGATGGGCAAATATGGTAGACTCCTTGGTTGGCTCTACATCGGTGATGAAACTGTGTCGATTAATGAAAAAATGATTGAAGAAGGTTATGCTTGGGAGTATGATGGTGGGACTAAGAAAAAGGACTTCCAAGAACTTAGAGAAATAAGAGGTATTCAATGAATGAAAATAATGATTGTGTCGCACTTAAAAGAGTCTGTGCTTTCTTTTTGGGTGTAGTAATTGGTTTGGCTGCTGGATATCAGTATGGTGTCGGACAAGTTAAACAAAACTTCAACAACAGAACATTTAAGGAAGCAGAAAAGCCTGTCCTTCCAAAGTATCAAAAAATGCAAAGAGAGCGAAGAGAAAAGATGCGTGAGCAAAAAGAAAGAGTCCCTCGATGAGACACTTGTCGATTCTTTTTCTCATCGGTTGCTCAAGCGTGCAGAGTGTAAAAGAACCATTCGTCACTGTTGATGAAAACGGTGAGCCTTACACTTACCACACAATCGACTCTGCAACACAAACCGAAACGGTTGGTCTACTTGGTGCAGGTGATGCTCTTGGAGTTGACACCTACCAGCGTATGGAGGAAAATGCCTCAAAAAAAGTTTCGGACCCGTGGCTATATTTGGATGGATTATTGCGGTATTGACTGCGGGTTATCTTGTTTGGAGAGAATTCTTTAAAAGACGGTCATAGACCGTCTTTTTTTCTTGTCATATGAAAAGTCTTACAAATGTAGTAAGCATCAACGATGTCAGAGATTGGGTTCGCTACTTTGTCTTTAACTGAATTGATACCAAATAAACCATACAGTGACTGACCTGTTTCTTGTTTGAATGCCGCATACATGTCAACCTTGTTTGCATTACCTCTACCAGTAGCAATCTTCTTTGGCTTGCTGGGTGGAAGAATGGTGTAAGGTATGCTGGACTCCCAAAGTTTGTATTTTAGAATCCCAGTGTTCTCTGCGATATGAAATACCCTACCCTTTGCGTTGTAGGCATAACCTTCGATTGCCACATCCTCACAACCAATCACTTTATCAACAGCCCAATCAGAGATGCTTTGATACCGTTGACATTCCTCGTCGAAGCCACTGTTAAATGTTCCGTGAATGTTTATGTCAACTGTTTTTGCGTGCTTGCGAACATCACTTAAGAAGTAGAACAAACACTTATCATAAGTGAACATATCGTTTTGTTCACCAGTAAAAACACAGATTGCCGGACATCTCAAAGAATAATCTATACCCGCTATTGCCATTGTAAATACCTCCACCTAGTATTTAGGTGGAGATACGAACTAGCAACTCTTAG